GAGGAGGATCATTGGTGGCCGATAATGTCGGGCGAAGTGCCGATACCAGATCACATACCAAAAGACGAAGCAAAAATGTTGGTAAAGCCAGACAACTGGGAGTTCTATACTCAACCAGCTGGCATGACGGAAGTCAAAGATCAGGAAGGAAACGTCACCGATTATATCCCAAACGAGAATGCAGAAAACACAAACAATATGAGGAAAGACTACTATCCGAATATCGTCAGGGGGAAGACGAAGAGTTGGATTGATGTCTATGTAATGAACCAGTTAGGCACTATCAAAGATGGCAAACCCGTTTATCCCATGTTTGTTACTGATACCCATGTCGCCAAGGAAGAAATCCCTGTGGCATCGGGTGTGCCTGTATATATTGGTGTTGACTTTGGCCTTACTCCTGCTGCTGTAATAGGACAGAAGGTTCGTGGACGCTGGCTAATCCTACAAGAGATTGTAGCTTTTGATATGGGCATTGTTAGATTTAGCGAAGTGATGCGGCAAGAGATTGCTTCACGTTATGGCGATTGCGAAATAAACATTATAGGTGATCCGGCTGGCGACTTCCGCGCACAAACTGATGAATCGACACCATTTCAGATACTGCGCGGCTGCGGCTTGAATGCAAGGCCAGCACAATCAAACGATGTGTCGTTACGTCTTGAATCTGTTAATGCGCCATTGAATAGAATGATTGAGGGTGCTTCTGGGTTTCTTGTTGATCCTCGATGCCGTACTTTGATTAAAGGTTTTGAGGGTGGCTATCAATATAAACGTATGCAAGTATCTGGTGAAAGGTTTGATGACAAGCCGGAGAAGAACCACTTCTCTCACATACATGATGCATTGCAGTATTTAATGATGGGTGCTGGTGAGGGTAGAAACATATTGCGTAATGTTTCTGCAACCACTAAGCCATTCCAAGCTAAGACAGAGTTTGATGTGTTCAGCCGTAGGCCAAAGCCAAGAAGACAGGGCTTGTGGTCAAGAATGTAAATATTCCATTATTCCTATCTCTAGGGACAAGAATATTGGAATATTATATTGTGCGTTGCACTGCAAACATGCATAGGGTTATTACGGCATAAAGGAGATTAGTATGTGTACCTCATCCGTTTTTAAGCCAGTTGTTAAACTTACTCGCGGCTTACTTGGTATTTCAAAGCCACAAGCTCCGGGCGAATCTGAAGAAGCAAAAGCTGCGCGTGAAGAACGTAAACGTATGATGGCAGAGCAAGAAGAGCAGCAATCAGAAGAGCGTCAAAAGAGATTGCAGGATCAGTTGCGCAGACGTAAGCGTGGTGGTAGTGGTCAGCGTTCTTTGATTACAGGCGAAGCTGGTGGTGTTGGCTATTTTGATGAGACAATATAATGGATACAGTTGCACGGCGTATGCTGGAACGGTTCGAAAAGTCTAAGCAGAACCGTGTACTTTTTGAATCATTGTTTGAAGAGTGTTATGAATACGCTCTTCCAATGCGGCAGAGCTTCTTTTATGAAAGCCCCGGTCAACGCCGGGACGATAAAATCTTTGATGAGACTGCCGTTGTAGGCACACAAGAGTTTGCATCAAGACTTCAATCTGGACTTGTTCCTAACTTTGCACGTTGGGCTGATCTCCTTGCTGGCAGCGAAGTGCCGGAACAAGAAGCAGATGATGTAAATAATAGCTTAGATCAGGTAACAGATTATGTATTTGAAATTATCCAGAACTCTAACTTTGGGCAAGAAGTTCATGAATCGTTTATGGACTTGGCTGTTGGCACAGGCATCCTTCTTGTGGAAGAAGGTGATGCAGTTAACCCGGTTCGTTTCAATGCGATTCCATTACCGAGTGTATATCTTGATACAGGCCCGGATGATAAAATTGACCATGTATATAGACAACGCTCTCTCAAGTATTCGGATTTGCCTGTGGCGTATCCAAAAGCGGTATTTCAGGAACGAACCGCCAAAGCAATAGCTAGCAACCCAGATGGCAAAGTACAGATCGTTGAGATTGTTTGCCGTAACTATGAGAAGCGAAACGAAGATCGCTTTGATTTTTATGTAATCAATGTACCAGAACAAGAGACTATTGTTGTTGATCAGTTCAAAGGTACTGGTGCAAACCCTTATGTTTGTTTCCGTTGGTCAAAAGCTAGCGGTGAAATCTATGGGCGTGGGCCGCTAATCAATGCATTGTCTGCAATTAAAACTACCAACCTAACTATCGAGCTTGTGCTAGAGAATGCTCAGATGGCTATCTCTGGCATCTATCAAATGGATGATGATGGTATCATTAACACCGACACAATTAACCTTGTGCCGGGAACCATCATTCCTAAAGCTATGGGGTCGCAGGGTTTGCAGCCGATCAGGAACGCTGGCAATTTTGATGTTGCTCAACTGGTTCTTGGGGATATGCGCAATAACATCAAGCGAGCGTTGTATAACGACATGCTTGGCGACCCCAACAAAACACCCGCTAGCGCAACCGAAGTGGCAGAACGCATGGCTGACCTATCCAGACGGATTGGTTCTGCTTTTGGCAGACTGCAAGCAGAGATGGTGCAACCAATCTTGCAGCGGGTCGTTTACATATTGAAGAAGCAGGGCCGCATTGATTTGCCTACAATCAATGGGCGTGAAGTAAAGATTCGTTCTGTATCGCCTCTTGCACAAGCGCAAGCTAACCAAGATATATCATCTATATCTCGTTACTTGCAGCTAGTTGGTGGTACGTTTGGGCCAGAAATCCTTAACCTACTTGTAAGCTCAGAAGATGTTGCGGTGCATCTTGCTAAGAAGTTTGGTGTGCCTGATACACTTGTGCGCGATAAAGTGGATCGTGAAGAGTTGATAGCAGCTGCACAGCAAATGAGACAGCAACAGCAAATGCAACAACAGATGATGCAAGGACAGGATGTCTAATCAACTAGGTATTGATAACTTTCCTCGTACTAAACAGAACGATGAAAAACTATCCAAAGACGTAAGAGCATTGTTCCGCACTCCTAATGGACAGGAAGTGTTGAAGTATTTACGCTCTATTACCATCGAAGCAGTCACAGGGCCAGCAGCTTCTGATGCCGAGTTAAGGCATCTTGAGGGGCAGCGGTATTTAGTCGGCCTTATTGAGAGGCGTATTAAACATGCAGAAAAGGTAGAAAAAAATGGAACAAGCAGATAATGTGGAAGTAGCTGCGGCTACAGAAGCACCTGTGTCCGATCGACCAGAGTGGCTTCCTGAGAAATTTAAATCACCAGAGGATATGGCATCATCATATTCTGAGCTAGAATCAAAGCTAGGTCAGGGTGAGCAAGCGTTGCGCGATAAGATCGTTGCTGAGTTAGAGCAAGAAGCGTACTCAAACAGACCAGCTACAGCTGGTGACTATAGCATCCCGGAAGCTATTGATCCGGAACTTGCAACTGACAATGCGCTGTTTCAGTGGTGGGCTAATCATGCATATGAAAATGGATATAGCCAAGAAGAGTTTGAAGATGGCATCAGCCAGTATGCAGAAGCTCTTGAGGCTATGCAGCCTGATCTTGATGCTGAACGTCAGCTTCTTGGTGATAATGCTGATGCTCGTATCCAAGCTGTCGATCTCTGGTCTAAGAAGTTTTTTCCGGCAGAGTTTGAGGAAGTGATTGTTACCATTGGTCAGTCAGCTAAAGGCATTGAGGCTTTAGAGTTTCTTATGTCTCAAATGCAGGGATCATCTGTATCGGCTGATGGTCAACCAGTTGGTCGCACATCAGAAGCTGATCTGCGTTCAATGATGCAAGACCCACGTTACTGGAACCCTGTGAAGAGAGATGCTGCATATGTCAAGCAAGTTGAAGAGGGTTTTTCCCAACTCTATCGGTAACATTTACCATCAGGGTGACGGTGTAAAAATTGTGAAGGCAACCAGCGAACACGCTGGTTATCTTCAACATCGACTTAGAGTTACAGATATTCGTGAGTGTATGATAAGCGGAGCATCGCCTTGGGCTGCGCTTCATATGCCTCTTGCTGATCCAAATGGAAAGACATGGACTATACTCATCAATGATGAGCCAGCATGTATGTATGGAATATCTGGAATATCAGACGAAGATGATTTGTATAGTGCAGTTATTTGGCTTCTTGGCAGTGATTTGATTGATAAAGAGTGGCGTAAATTCCTTAGAGTTACTCGTCAGATCGTGGATCACCTACAGGATCAATATGATATATTAGAAAATGTTGTACCAGCTGATCACAATAAGACTATTAAGTGGTTGAGTTGGTTGGGTTTTATGTTTGCTCACAAGCCAACAGTTATTAATGGCTTTAATTGCGTTCGTTTTGTGCGTTGCAATTACAACATAGAAGTGAGATTTGAATGATATTACGGCCTGTTTTAATCTGACAGCCCCGGTCGGGACAACTGGATGAGGAACGAAACGGACAACCGTTGGTGTAGTGAAA